ATGATCCGCGCCGTCTACGGAAAGCCAGGGGATGGGATGACCTATGTCGAAGCCGACCAGCTATCTAAGCCTTCCGCACGCCCAGGACTGCGACTGCTCTGTCTGCTGGTCCAGACGCGAAATGGCGAAACACGCTCCCTCCCCGTCCACACGCTGCGCCCAATGCCGCCCCGCCTCTGCGCGGCCGATTCGTACGCTGCAAATGGGCCGCGTCGGTGGTGCCTGGAAGCCTCTGGTCTCGGAGTGGACAGTGGAACCGGCCTTTATCTGCGAGAAGCACACGCCACCCGACCGCCCCGCGAAGTGGTGGAGCGTTGCTTACCAAGATTCAACCTCGGCGCCGAGCGAGCAATTCCCGTTCTAGCCGAAACCGCGACCGAAGCCGAGCAGGTCAAGGGCCGCGCTCCCGGCTCGTCGGATCACGCTTCACCGATCCGGCGAACGGAAGCACGGGCGCAGCGCACCCTTGACCCTGCACGAACAGAAACAGCCTCCGCTCGTGAGTGTGGGGCAGCTTCACCGCCCCGCGCTCCCGAGCCCTCGGCGGCGAGAGTGGGATGACAAGGGCAAAGCCCTTGGTGTTAACCAACTAGAGAACACGCACAACGCGAAGTTTTAACCGGTAGGCCAAGTAACAGATCACCTCGGCGAACTTGCGAGTTCACCGGTTCGGGATCGCTCGGCCTACAGAAAGCAAAGCCGCGCAATAACGCGCAATTGGAAAGAGGAAACACAAATGGCACGTTCGATCATGGAAGTTGCATTTCTCAGTGCTGAGAAAGTTGAGTTCGACAACGTGAAGCTGGTGAAGCTGTTTGTCGGTGACGAGCCGGACGGCAAGCGTGACCTGGGCATTTCCATCCTGTCGATGAATGTGGCCGAAGAGGCCCTGGACGAAGTGTGGGCCGCCTGCGAAGGCCTCGATGTGCTGGAGCCGATCCGCGTCACCACTGAGATCGAGCGCGGTTCCAAGAACGCCGGCAAGTTCATCGTCCTGCACGTCGAGCCGGTGAAAGCCGCTACCGCCCAAGCCCCCAAGCCGAACCCTGCCCAACAACCCGCTAAGCCTGCCGGCAGCCAGCCGGAGCCGGCCAAAGCCAACTAAGGGGAGGGGCGGCCATGTTGATCAGTGACCGAGTGATCTGCGACTGCTGCGGCAACGACATGGGCAAGCTCATGGCGCTGCCTGCCCCGCAAAGCGATCTGCTGCCGGACCTCAACCTGCCGCCCCATTTCGCCGTCTGTCCCGACTGCGAACCGCTCGAACAAGCCGCCGACCTCCTTGAGGCCGGTGCATGAATTTCCTCGCCTGTGACGGTGACTGGCTGCAAGGCGCCGACGGTTCGCCCGTCTGCTCCGGCTCGCTGGTGGCCCTCACGGTCGAGGAAATGCAGAGCCTCTACGGCGCTGCACTGTCCTGGGAACAGGTCACCGAGCTACAGGGCGAAGCGATCGTGTTGTTCGCCACCGTGTTCGGCTTCCTGGTCCTGAAAAAAGTCCTGAAACAGTGAGGTATCACCCATGCAACACATCAAGACCCTGCGTCGCTCCCTGGGCGCCGCTGCTGCAACCGGCCTGCTGGCCGTTCAACAGGCCTATGCGGCTGTTCCGCCTGAAGCCACCGGCGCGCTGGATGAGGCCGGCACCGACGTCGGCACCATCGGTTGGGCGGTGTTCGCCGTGATCATCGCCGCCATGGCGTTCAAGTACATGCGCCGCGCGCTGTAACCGGAAACCGCGCACTGCATGTGCCGAAGCAAACAAACCCCGCTCCGGCGGGGTTTTCTCTTCAAGGGAAACGCCAATGAGCTACGAACTGTACGTCCTGATCCTTTCCACCCTGGCGTTTTACCTCGTGTTTTTTGGGCGGGTGTAGGGATGAAAGGGATTATTCGAGGGCTGTTGCTGGTTGTTTGTGGCTGGGGGCATGTGGCCTGGGCCGAAGATTATTATTGGACCTCCGGCCATACGGGTGGAGAGCGTTTTAGCAGTCCTACTGCCGCCTGTACTGCTGCTGCGGCGAAACTCCAGGAAGGGTCGTCTTCGGGCGTTGTCGTAACGTTTGGCAGTATCGAATGGACCTCTGCAACTGGAGGCAGGTGCCGGCTCCTGCGTAACGGCGTACCGAACCTGATGTCCTCGACTTTCACGCGCCTGGGCAATGCCTGCCCAGCTGGTTCCGAATACAACTCAGAAACCGGCGAATGCGTTGCGCCTCCTGAGCCCGACCGCTGTGAGTCAACGATTGGCTCAATAATCAATCATGAGCATAAGTTGCGCGAGTCTGTTCATGGCTCGGATCGGGTAGAGCCGCCGAGTGATGTTTGCGCGAATTCGTGCACGTACACCTTTCAATATGTTGTGAACAACATATACGTCTATACCAGCGGCACGCCTTCAGGCGTGTTCGGTTCGTACCAGTATCGCGGCAACGGTTTCGAATGCTCTGGCGATACTTACAACGCCCCTGGCAATCCGGGCGGCACCACCAATCCCGATGACACGCCTCCCCCCGACGACACTGATAAGTGTCCCGAGGGATACACCTACAACGGCACCTTCTGTTCGCCCAACAAGCCAACCGATCCGAGCGACCCTACTGATCCGACCGACCCCGAAGACCCGACTGATCCAACCGAACCCGGTGATGGCGATGATGGCGGCGACGGCGATGGTAGCGGGGGCGGCGGAGGTAGTGGTGACGGCGGTGGCGATGGCAGCGGCGACGGTGAGGGGGGTGGAGAGGGCGGTGGCTCTGGTGGCGGCGGCAACGGCGATGGGGAAGGCGACGGCGAAGAAGAACAGCCCGATTCGAGCGTCGGCGGTGAAGGCTGCGATGCAACGCTGAGTTGTGAGGGCGATGCTGTCCAGTGCGCCATTCTTCGCCAGCAGAAAGAGCTGCGCTGCCACGCTGAAGAACAGGCCGACTTTGAGAAAAACCAGCCCGCCATCGAAGCGGCCGTTACTGGCGACAAGTTCGAGCTGAATGAAGGCAACGGCGTGATCGATGTGCCTTCGTTCGTCAACCAGGGCACCCGCTTTCTGCCATCCACTTGCCCCGCCGCTGAGAAGTTCAGCCTGACCATGGCCGGTGGGCGCTCCTTTGAAATCAGCTACGAACCGCTATGCCGTGCCGCCAGTGATCTGAGCGGTTTGTTTGTGGCTGTGGCCACCGTGCTTGCCGCGCTTTACGTCGGTCGCTCCGTAGGAGGTCAGTGATGCATTTCCTGTTCATCGTTCAGATGCTCGTCATCGTCCTTGGCCCGCTGGTGAAAATGGTGCTGAAGATGATCGGCTTCGGCTTCGTCACCTATATGGGCTTCAACCTGATCATCGGCCAGGCTCAGGACTACCTGTTCGGCCTGATGGGTGATGTGGGGCCGGTGATCCAGGGGATTCTCGGGTTGGCAAAGTTCGATGTGGTGGTCAACCTGTATTTCGCGGCGATCTCCACGCGCTTCATCCTGGCCGGGATCGACAAGGCCACCGACCGCAAACGCAATCAGGTCTGGCATAAGCCGGGCGGCACCTCCATCGAAGCCTAAGGAGGCGCCATGCTCGTTATCCGCACCGGCAAGCCCGGCCACGGCAAGACCCTCAACACCATCCGCGAAGTGGACCAGAAGGCCCATGCCGAAGGCCGGGTGGTCTACTTCCACAACATCAACGGCCTTAAGCCGGATCAGCTACAAGCGCAGTGGTTCGAGTTCGAAGACCCCGAAAAGTGGTTCGAGCTTCCGAGCGATGCGGTCATCGTCGTCGACGAAGCCCAGGGCTGGTTCGGCGCACGCGATCCGAGAGCAAGGCCACCGGAACACATCACCCGCTTCGAGACCATGCGTCACCAAGGCCACGAAGTGCATCTGGTCACGCAGGACCCGCGCTATCTGGATGTGCACCTGCGCCGCCTGTGTAACAGCCATATCCACTACTGGCGCGTGTTCAAGTCGGCCCAGCTGCTGCGCTTCGAATCCGAAGTGGTGGTGGAAAAGGTCGAAGTCAAAACCAGCTTCAAGGACGCCGACAAGAAATCGCTG